ACGCCCACCTGTGCGACAGCCTGGGCCAGCTTGCGCTCGCGTCCGGCATGACCAACGCGCAGGCCGCGCAGAAGCTCATGGAGGAATACGCCACACTGAACGACGCGACCACGCGCCGCGAGGAGTGGATGGCGGTGCAGGCCATCGTGACCGGCACCATCCCCATTGTGGGCGAGGGCGTGAACGAGACCATCGACTTCGGCCTGACCAACAAGAAAACCCTGACCGGCGACAACAAGTGGGGCGGCACCAAGGCCGACATCCTCGGCAACCTTGGTGACTGGACGGATGCGGTGCTGCACGGCGGCTTCGCCAACGTGGACACCATCATCATGGGCAAGACGGCCAAGGCAAAGTTCTTTGCCGATGCCAACGTGCAGAAGATGCTGGACAACCGCCGCATGAACCTCGGCGAGATCGCCCCCCGCGACCTGCCCAACGGCGTGAAGTACCTCGGCCACCTGAATGACCCCAGCCTTGACATGTACGTTTACGGCGAGGTCTACTACGACGACTGGACTAACCCCGACGCGCCGGAGACCAAGCCGCTTATCCCGGACAACATGATCATCCTGATCAGCTCCAGACCCAACTATATGATGGCCTACGGTGCCTGCACCTACATCGAGGACGCATCCGGCCTGTGGGTGACCTCCCAGACCAGCCGCGTCCTGCGCAGCTATGTGGAGCATCATCCCGACCGCCGCATGGTGGAGCTGCAGGCGCACCCGCTGCCCATCCCCGACAAGGTGGATAGCTGGCTGGTGGCGACCGTGTGCTGACATGGCGCTGTTCGAGCTAAAGCAGGAATACAGCGGAGCGGAGGGGGCTGCCCCTCCGCTCACCTTTAAGGACTGTGCCGCAGCGGACATCGACGCGGCTTTCTTTGAGCAGGACGAACACGCGGACTGGCATACGGTTGACGGCAAGGACGCACTGGTGATCGTGGACGATCAACGGCTCAAAGAGCATAGCGCCCATTGGGAGGCGGGAGCCAAGCAGAACTTCGACACGGGACTGTATACGGCCTACACAGTGCTGTATATCCGCGTGAGCGACTACGGGCCGAAGCCGAAAGTGGGAAAGCACCTCGTTCTGGACAAAGGGACGAACCGGCAGCGGTCGTATACCATCCTCAACTGCGAGGAGGAGGCGGGCGTGTACCGCATTTCCATGGAAAGGACGCGGCAATGAGCAGAGTAACCTATGACGCAGGGAACCTGACCATCGAAGTGGACGGGCTGGACACCGTGGCGGCGGCGCTGGGCGATTTGAAGAAAAAGACCCCGGCGGCGGCCAAGGTAGCCATCAACGCCACGGCACGGCAGGCCCGCAAGCTGATGATCGCAAAGGCAAAGGCGCGGTACGCCGTGAACGCGGCGGGCAGGCGGCACCTAAAAGACCTTGTGCAACGGAAAAAGGCCAGCAACACCAGTTTGAGCGCAGAGCTGCACATCGCAAAGATGCGCAACGATCTCGGTTATTTCCAACACAGGCCGACGGAGCGCTTTACCGGGCGCGAGGTTTTGCACCACGCGCCAAAGTATGTGAAAGCCCGTGTTCTGAAAGCCTCGTCCATGGCGGCGCTGACAGGCAATGCCAACATGAGCAAGGGCTTTCTTGTGCAGTTCAAGAGCGGCCACATCGGCATGGTGCAGCGACAGATCGGCTCCAGTTCCAGCCACACGGTCACGGAGCGGGGCCGCCCAAGGTGGCGAAACAAGGACGGTAAGGTGGAAAAGCTGGTGACGATGGGAAGCCCGTCGGCCTCGGCGATGCACTCTACCGTATGGCCCATGGTGGAGCCGGAGGTGTCCGAATATCTGCAAGACCGTCTGATGGAGCAGACAGAGCGGGTGCTGGCGCGAGCGGCGAGGAGGAAGTAAGCCATGAAGAACTATATGGATGCGGTGAGAGCCGCAGGCATCGGGCGAACTCCCCAGCTCTGCCAAGACGCGCTGATCGAAACGCTGGAGGAACTTTTCGCCGGGAAGAAGTACAACGGCCAGCAGAGCCGCAAGGAGCTGAAAATCTTCAAGCAGGATTTGCCGGTGCCGGAGGACTATGACGCGGACGTGGACACGGACGCGGCGGCGGCCCCGTACATCGTTGTGCGCATGACTGGCGGCGAGATCAAGAACGACGACGGGCCGCAGGCGGTTGAGTTCAGCCTGATCGTGTGCGCCTACGACGAGGGCAAGGAGCGAGAGGGCTATCAGGATGTTGCCAACATCAAGGAGGACATCGTGCAGCGGTTATGCACCAAGCCGTATTTCGGCGGGGCGTTCACCGTGCTGAAACCCATCGCGTGGGCCATGCAGCAGGACGACACCTACCCGTACTACTTCGGGGCGTGTTCGCTGACCTGCACCGCACCGGCCATGACACAGGACACAGAAATGGAGGAGCTGGTATGAGCAAGAGAAGCGATAAGCTGGCGGCGGATGCCGCTGTGAGCGAGGAGACCATCCAGGCGGCGGAGACTGCTGCCGAAACTGCCACCACGGAGCGGGAGAATACGAGCGTGACGCAGGTTTACTGCGGCCCCACGGTGCGCGGTGTTGCCAAGCAGTACACGGTGTTTCGCGGCGGCATCCCGGAGGCGCTGGAGGCGTTCATCGCCATTCACCTGGAGGCCGGGGTGCTGGTGGTGGATGTGGAGCGCTTTGCCGAGACGAGAAAGCGGCTGGAGACCGCAGGAACGGCGGAGGCCATTCTGTACGGCAAGATCAAATCCGAACTGTAAGGAGGAAGAAAGACTATGGCATACAAACACGGCGTATACACGAGCGAGGTTGCGACCAGCATGGTCGCGCCCATCACCGGCACGGCGGGCTTGCAGGTGATTGTAGGCACTGCCCCGGTGAATATGCTCAAAGACCCGGCGGCGGCGGTCAACGTGCCTCTGCTGGTGAACAGCTACAAGGAGGCCGTGGAGGCGGTGGGCTATCTGCCTGACTTCGCCAACTACACCCTCTGCGAGTGCATCAGCGCAAATTTCAGCGTTGTGGGTATCGCGCCCATGGTGCTGATCAACGTGCTTGACCCTGCCAAGCACAAGATCGCCATCACCGGCGGAACCGTTCAGGTGAACGACGGCGTGGCGGTGCTGGAGGAGACGGGCGTTCTGCTGGAGGGGCTGACCGTCAAGAGTGGTTCCAACACGCTGACCGCAGGCACGGACTACACCACCACATGGAACGACGACGGTACGCTGAATATCGTGGTGCTTTCCACCGGCGCGGGTAAGGAAGCAACGAGCCTGACCGTGACCGGCAACAAGATCGACCCCAGCAAGGTGACAGCGGCGGACATCGTGGGCGGTGTGGACAGCTCCACCGGCAAGGAGACCGGCCTTGAGGTGGTGCGTCAGGTCTATCCGAAGCTGTCCATGACACCCGGCATCCTGCTGGCCCCGCGTTTCAGCAAGGACGCGACGGTGGCGGCAGCCTTGCAGGCAAAGACCAAGAGCATCAACAGCGTGTTTGGCGCGGTGTGCGTTGTGGACATCGACAGCAGCAACACCGGCGCGACCAAGTACACCGCCGTTAAGACCACCAAGGAGGCGCAGGCGGTGAGCGACCCCAACGCCTACGCGGTTTGGCCTTTTGCCAAGGTGGGAAACACGGTGTACAGCGGCAGCGCACTGGCGGCGGCGCTGACAGCCTATACCGACGCGCAGAACAACGACACGCCTAACGTCAGCCCCAGCAACAAGACCATCTCCATTTCTGCCGCCTGCCTCGAAGATGGCACGGAGGTGGTGCTTGATCAGGAGCAGGCCAACACCGTGAACAGCTTCGGTGTGGCAACGTGGTTGAACATGAACGGCTTCCGCCTGTGGGGCAACAACACGGCGGCCTACCCCGGCATCAGCGACCCGAAAGACCGCTGGTTCAGCGTCCGCCGCTTCCTGACGTGGGCGGCCAACACGTTTATCCTGACCTACTTCCAGAAAGTGGACAGCCCCGCCAACAAGCGGCTGATCGAGGCCATCGTGGACAGCGAGAACGTGCGCGGCAACGGCTTTGTGGCCCGTGGTGTGTGCGCCCGCTATGAGATCACGTTCAACGAGGACGAGAACACCACCGCCGATCTGCTGGACGGCAAGATCACATTCCACCAGTACATCACCCCGTTCACCCCTGCGGAGGACATCGAGGACATCATCGAGTTTGACCCCGACGCTCTTTCCGCCGCGCTGAACTGATAAGGGAGGGAAAAGAAGATGATTTCCAACAACTATATCCCGGAGAAGATCAACGAGTATAACGCCTATCTGGACGGCACGAAGATGATCGGCGTGGCCGCGTCGGTGACGCTGCCGGAGGTCAACATGAAAACCAGCACCGTTTCCGGCGTGGGCGTGAACGGCGAGCTGGACAGCCCCACCATCGGCCAGTTTGAGAGCATGGAGCAGGAAATCCAGTTCAACACGCTCTACAGCTCCGCCATGGATATGCTCTCTCCCCTGTCCACGGTGAACCTGACGCTGCGAGCCTCGCAGCAGGTCTACGACAAGCAGGGCGGCTACAATTTCAAGGGCCTGCGCGTGGTGGAGATCGGGCGCGTGAAGAAGTTCAACCCCGGCAAGGTGGAAAAGGGCGAGGCCATGGAGGCCACCGTGACGCTGGAGCTGACCTACCTGATGATCGAGGTGGACGGCCAGCAGCTCTTGGAGGTTGACAAGCTCAACGGCATCTACAAGGTCAACGGCACGGATATGCTGGCGGGCGTGAACAGCCTGATCTAACGGGCGCAAAACAATACGGCCTGTCCCTGCGCAAACGGGGGCGGGCCGTGTTTTCACACAAAAAACAATGCTGAAAGGAGCGACAACCAATGGCAGAGGACAAGATCACGGCGGCAGAGACCGCAAACGAGGGGGCAAAAAAGAGCGAGAACATCGTGGAGCTGGCAAGGCCCTACGGGTTCGAGGGCAAGGAGTACGGAGAGATCGACCTGACGGGGCTGGAGAAGCTGACTGTGCAGGACGCTATCGACGTGCAGCGGCAGCTTTTCGGCGAGGGCGAGGCGGCGGCCTCGGTGCTGTGCGAGACCACGACGGCATTTGCCCGCGCCATGGCGGTCAAGGCCACCGGAATGCCCATTGAGTTTTTCAAGCTGATGCCTCGCGGCGCTTTCAAGCGCGTGGCAGGTGCGGTGCGCAGACACCTGAACGTGGAGAGCAGAACGGAAAACCATGTGATGCATCTGGAGAAGCCGCGCCATTACAAGGGCAAGGAGTACCGGGACATCGACCTGAACGGCGTGGCAGACCTGAACACGCTGAATGAGAGCGAGGCGGAGAACCGCATGGCCCGCGAGGGCTTTGTGGTGACGGAGAACAGCACCAACTATCTGTACTCCTGCGTGATCGCCGCCATGGCAACGGGCATCCCGGAGGAGTTCTTTACCACGCTGCCCCTGTATGAGCTGCTGAAACTGAAAAACGCGGTGAACGACGCGGATTTTTTCGGATAAAGGGCGGAGCCAAGGCCCTGCGGAAAGCGGCTATCCGGCTGTCCTCGGTGACACGGACGGGCGTGGACTTCTATCTGAAAATGCCTGTCCGGGACTTTATTGAGCTGAATAGCGAGGTGGCGGAGGAATGGCGAACAATAAAACATTAGAGTTAAGCATCAAGATCGCCGGTAAGATGGACAAAAGCCTGATGGCGGCGCTGAACGGGAGCCAGAGCCAGATCAGCAGCTTTGCCCGCAGCATCAGCTCCATCGGAACGGCGGGACTTGCGGCCATGGGGACGCTGGCGACGGCGACTGTGGCGACCATCGCAAGCTGCACCAAGGAAGCGGCGAAGTTTGAAAACTACATGGCGGATGTGGTCAAGTACGTAGACGGTCTGGCAGATGCTACCGGAAAGATCAGCGACAAGGTGGCGGATAACGGCAAGACCTACGCGCAGAACTACGAGGCCATGAAGGACGCAATCAAGGATTTAAGCACACAAATCCCCTATACGCAGGAGGATTTGACACGCCTCGCCGCTGCGGCGGGCCAATCCGGCAAGTCTATGGAGGACTTGATCAAGATCGACAGCTCCGGCAATGTTACCGGTTTCCTGCGGGACATCGCCATGACCGGCGCGGCCATGGACATCAGCGCCGATCAGGCGGGCAACTGGGCCGCCAAGTGGGAGCAATCGCTGAAAATGACCCACGAGGAGGTCATGGTGCTCTTTGACCAGATCAACTATCTGGGCGCAAACAGCGCGACCACGGCGGCGGAAATCGCGGAGGCGGTCAATTCTGCGGCGAGCCTCGGCCAAGTGGGCGGCGTAAGCGCGGCCACAACGGCGGCGTTGGCGGATGCCATGCTGGCAACAGGCGTATCGACTGATCGCGTCGGCACCAGCATCAAGCGCATGATCGTGAATTTGAGCAAGGGCGCAAGTGCGACGAAAGCCCAGAAAGAACAGTTCGAGGAGATGGGCATGAGCGCGGAGTGGGTCGCCAAGGCCATGCAGGAGGACAGCGTGGGAACGCTGGATACCATCTTCAAGGCCATCAACGATCTGCCGCAGGAGCGACAGGTAGCGGCGCTATCCACCCTGTTCGGCCAATGGGCCATTGAGGGCGGCGCGAAGATCGTCAACAATCTCGATGTGTACCGAAAGGCGCTGGAAATGGTGAGCGACCCAAGCCTGTACACGGGAAGCATGGAGCGGGAGTTCAACATCAAATCGCAGACCCCGGAGGCCATCGAGACCATGCTGAAAAGCACCAAGACGGCGCTGAAAATCGAGATCGGCGATGCGTTCCTCCC